AGCGGCTGCGGGCGGCGCTCAAACAGATCACGTCGGGAGGTTTGGGCTTATTCGGATCAAAAGAGGTTGCCCGCGCCGCCCTAGACAAAATAGACGCCGCCCTTGAGCAGAAATCCCCATGACCCAACGATGAATACGACGAAGCCATCAAGGAGGAAGCATGACCATCGAGCAAGAGCACGACCGCGTCCGCCCGCTGAAAATCCGCGACCAAGCCCAGGAAGTCGGCGAGCACGGGAAAAACGACGCGCCGCCTCGCGCCCGTGACCCGCTGGCGCTCGCCGGCGTCACTGTTCAAGCAGTTGATCAGATCGGCGAGTCGGCCGCGCACGAGATCGAGCAGGCCGCGGCGGCCGTCGAGGAGGGCGCGGCCGAGATCGCCTCGAGGCTGCGCAAGCTCGCCGCCGCCGTGCGCGAGCACTCGCGCATTGCCGGCGAGCAGGTCGCCGACTTCGTCAACCGCTCGACCAACGTCATCGAAACGATCCGCGCGTTGCAGGAGCGCCTCGACGCCGGCGAGCCCAAGAAGGGCAACGGCAGCGGCGAGCTATGAAAAACACCTACCAATTAGAGGTCCGTGCCCAGTGTCCGGTCAACCCGGCAGACACCGATCTCTATACGTTTACGATCGAGTCGGAAACTCTGATCGAGGTTGAGAAGATCGTTGCGTTTTTCGCTACCAACGCCAGCAAGAAAAAAGTCTTTCAAGAGAGCCTGACGCGCGCTTGTGCCGTGGCGCTCGGCGCCGTGGTCACGAGCACCGGTTGGCATTCCGGGGTCAAGGTCACATGCCAAGCTCCCTGATCGGCGACGTTCTCGACCGCTGGGCGGCGGGCGAGGGCAAATGGAGCATTGCCAAGGATTATCCGCCGCACACGCGCGGCTGGGTTAGCGGCATCCTGCGGCGGGCACGCAAACGCGGCGACCCGCGCGCGGTCTCTCATCACGACTTCGCCGCCGGCCAAGATGGATGGCGTCGGCATTATCGGGTCGAACGGAAAATGGGCAAGTGGGACCACTGGGTGTTCACGCCATGATCTATCTCAGCGGACATGTGCGCCGGAGCCTGCAGCATCCGATGCTTGGCTACATAAACACGCCCCAGTCGGGTTATGTCCTGCCATCGGATACTCCGTGGGCAGCCGACAATGGGCGATTTAGCGCGCCAGAGAAATACACCGATGCCGGCTATCTTGCATGGCTGGCTACCCGCGACCCCACCGATTGCTTGTTCGCGGTGGCCCCTGACGTGCTGGCCGATCACGCCGCCACCGTGGCGCTGTCGCGGCCGATGCTGCTGCGCATCAGGAATGCCGGTTATCGCGTCGCCTTCGTGGCGCAGGACGGGTGGGACGAGGCGACGGCGCCGTGGGATGAGTTCGACGTGCTGTTCATCGGCGGCACCACGGCGTTCAAACTCGGTCGCGGCGGCGATGCCATCTTAGCAGCTCGGCAGCGCCGCAAGCCGGTTCATATGGGGCGGGTCAATTCCTATCGGCGTTTGCGCCTTGCAGCGGCGGTCGGTTGCTCCAGTGCGGACGGGACGTTTCTTAAGTTTGGCCCCAATGTCAATGAACCGCGCATGCTGCGTTGGCTAGATTAACTGTCTGCAATCCAATTTTTGCCGATGGCACGCTCGACCAACGTCATCTTGTTCCATACTCATTGATCAAAGACGTTGTTCATCGACGTTCTGCTCGTGGCATACGATACTCCGGTAAGTTAAATCTCATAGGCTGGTTATATTCGACCATTTCCAACCAAGCCCACGTGTTCTCTAGCCGTATAGTTACCGGGTACCACGCCCACCAGAGCCTCCATTCATCGTCACCCATGATACGATAACGCTCACGTTTGGTCGACCATGGCTCTCCCCATTGCATTTCACAACTCCCATCCGCAACTTGTTGAACGCCCCATTAACTGGCCCGTAGCATTATTGATCCGACGCGCACATGACAGAACTGGAAACCCGCCCATGACGGGCGCGAGCGCGCAAACTTAGTTTCCCTTTCGTATTGAAACGACATTATCGGCGGACGCCTCGTCCGCCCTGCCGGCGAGCTGCATGACGTGCGCGGCCCACCGCTCGAGCGCGGCGCGGCGTTGGTCGAGATAGAGCGCCTTGTTGTAAACGCCACCCACGCCGCTCTTGTGGCCGCCGACATGGCCGAGGATCGTCTCCACGATATTGGGCGGCACGTCGAAGCGCTCGTGCAACGCGGTCGATATCGAGCGCCGGAAGTCGTGCAGGCGCCAGGGCGCCACCGCGGCGCCGAGTTTGGCATCAAGCTCTTTTTTCGCCTTGGCGAAGCCGGAGAACGGGCCTTCGCCGTAGCCGAAGACCAGATTCCGTTTGGGCCGGTGCTGCAGCCGGGCCGCGAGGATGGCGCGCGCAGGCGCCGAGAGCGGGATGACATGCTCGCGGCTGTTCTTGACGCGGGCCGGCGGCAAGGTGATCAGCGCCGCCCCGATATCGATCTCGCCGCGCCGCAGGCTGGTGATCTCGTCGCGCCGGGCACCGGTGAGGATCAGAAGCCGGACGATGGCCGCATAGTCGTCGTCCACGTCCTCGCCCTCGAGCGCGCGCCAGATGGCGCCGAGCTCGGGATCGCTCACGGCGCGGTCGCGGACGACGGGTTCGCACGGCATGTTGGTAAAGGCCACCGGATTGCTCTCGATCAGTCCCTCCCGGCAGGCCCACATGAAGAACGCGGACCAGGAGGCGCGCGCCCGCGTGGCCTCGCCCGAGCCGTTGGACGCGCTGAGCTCGGTGAGGCGCCGGGCGATCATGGCGCGGGTAACTGCCGTAATCGGCTCGTGGTGAAGCTGCCGCAGGCACTTGTTGAGGTGGCGGGTGGTCTCGCGCACGGTCTTCGGCTTAAGCCGCGGCGATTTCCAAACGAGATACCGCGGCAGCAGGGCACCGATCGTCGTGGCCGCCGCGGCGCGGGTGCTGGTCTTGTCGCCGGCCGGATCGCCGCCGAGCCGCCGAGTCGCCATGATGTCCTTGGCCTTCGCCCGCGCCGCGGCCGCGGGAACGATCGCCGGCGAGCCGAGCGATATCTTCCGCGCGCGGCCGTCGATCTCGTACATGACGGTCCAGGTCCGGGCGCCGCTGGCGCGGACGCGCAGCCCGAAACCGGGGATGTCCTCATCCCAGAACGTCGTTTCGGTCTTGCCGGCCGGGCAGGCCAGGGTGCGGATCGTCTTGTCGGAGAGCTTCATTCGTATCGGCCTTTGTCTTTGTGTGTTTTTAGCGCGGGAGAGGCGACACCGTTCAGATCGAAACCCACGACGGTCCAGCGGATTTCACCAGTGTGGCGATGTTGCCAGCCGTCGCCGGCATAGTCGTCGCCCCAGGCGAAGCGGCGGTCATGTTCGGGTGTTCTGATCCAAAGCATTTCCATTTCGTCCTCCGGCATTTCCATTTCGTCCTCCGTTTGGGGTAGGGCTGGGGTAGGGTTTAGGCTGGATATCGGCTTCCACTCATTTCCATTGGTTGTCGTGCTGGTGGGCGGGTAGCCTTTGATATGTCGATACTTTTCGCCACCGCTTTCCATTCATAGCAGTTCCTCGCCATGCATTGCAAGCGTCATATTCCCAGAAGCTATGTGCGTATTCGTGGCTGAGATATGTCTAATATAGACAATATCTCATATACTTAGCCATTAACTCCCTACCCAGGAAAGGCGCCTGGGTAGGGCCTGGGTAGGGTTTTTGCGCAGATGGGCGCGATAGGGGCAGCTGAAGTCCTCGCCAGACCAACTACCCACACTTCTCCCACACTTCTCCCACACTTGACTCGCCCAGCGCCCAGCGGCGGCCGCCCATGCGCATCCTGGACGCGCCCGCTACCCATGGCACCCGGCCAGCCGGGCGCACCACGGGCCAGCCTAGAGCCCGTTCTCGTCGAATCGCTCTGACAGCTTCGGCGCGCTACTTCGGCCGAGGATAAATTCCACATCGATCACATCCCCGTCACGCAGCTCGTCCCAATGCTGTCGGATGTGGTCGTGGGCTACCCTGTGGGTCGTCGAACGCCAATCGTATGGGTCATAGGAAACGCCGCGACACTGAGCATCGATCATGATCACGATTGGGTCACCCGGATCGCACGAGTAGCCGTCGCGCCGCAAGAGGTATCGCTGTCCTTCGTTGTCGGGCAGCGGCCGAATGCACATCACCGGGATGAAGGTCCCGGCGTCCCGAATTTCCAGCATTTTGACCAGCATCATTTAAGTTTCCTCGCTCTCGGCCAGGACCGCCACCGCGATGGCGCCCTCGGCGGGCTCAGCCCTGGTCGGGTGGTCGCGTTGGCCGTCCATTGTCCCCCCACGACTTCGACCGGATGCGCGGTATGGGCGCGGCCCGCACGCGCGGCGGGCCAACGTCCGCCGGGTCCATGCGCATGTCCTTCATTTTGCACCGCAGCGCGCGCGCCATATGCTCGAGCACCTTGACGGTGATCCGCCGATGCCCGTTCTCAAAATGATAAATGGCGTGCTTCGAGACCCCGATCGCCTGGCCGAGCGCGGCCTGCGTCATCAACCGGTGCTTGCGGATCTGCGCGATCCGCTTGCCAATGACCGCATCTCTCTCGCTGATTACCTGGCCCATCACCGTCGCTCCTCTTGAGTTAAGTTGCGTGTGATTGATCCCCGGTATTTTTCTCCAGCCGTCGTTACCGCCCCGATCCAATATGAAGCCAGGATGACACGCATTGCCACCAAAACGTGTAGCTATATGACTCCCATTTCCTCTTATAGCCGCCGCCGCTAGCGGCTCGGCCGGCGCCCGCCATCCATGGGTTGTGTCAATTATGATTCCTTTGCGCGATTTTCACGTTAATTTGACCCATAATTTCTTAGGGGCGTATACCCAAATGTTTCAACGGTACGGTGGGGTTGCAATGCCCCATAGACCAAAGCGCGCGCGCCCTCCGTCGATGACGCTGACCGAGCGCCAACGGCACGTCTTGCGCCTCATCGCGGACGGCAAAACGGCAAAGACCATCGCCCGCGAGCTCGGCGTGTCAACGACCACGGTCCTCGATCATATCGAGCGCATCAAGACCCATCTCGGTGCCGCCAACCGCGCCAACGCCGTCGCCATCGCCATACGGAAAGGGCTGCTGAACAACTGCCCGCCGAAGAAATAAAAAAAGCCCCGCTTGCGGCGGGGCCAAGTCATGGGGGGTAACGCCTTCACCTTACCGCCTAGTCATCGGGACTGTCGACCTCCTGCGGCATCGGTTCCGGTATCGGCCGAATGACCTTGTCCGGCTTACCGTCGTAGTCCTCATCGGTGATGTTCTGAAACACCAAGGCTTCGCTGGCCCGCCGCCGCACCAAGCCAGCCAAGACCTTGCCGTTGGCTTTATTCCAACGCTTAAACTCATCTGCAGCGCCTTCGAAATCCCCGGCATTGATCTTCTTCAGCAGCGTGGACTTCTGCAGATTGCCTTCGCCGCAGTTGTAGGTGAATGACACGAGCGCATCAAACTGCCACGGCTCCAGCTCGACCTTGACTAGCCTGCGAACCGCGTCCTCGAACCCATCCATGTCATCGAGGAAAGCGTCGTCGCACATCGCCTGCGTCCATCGCGAAGATTCGTCAAATTTCTCGCCGTGGTGATTGGTGTGGCCCCAGCCAATCGTCAGCACGTTGGCCGGACACCGGTAAGGACGAAACCGGTCGCCATCCTCCTTCAAACAGCTCTCGAAATGCTTGATGAGGTTCGCGCCGGCCTGGGTCAATGTGAGATTTTCATTCATGGGTTTATGTTTAGCCTCTTAGTCATCACGTCAACGATCCGTTCCAATCGCTGTTTATTGGCCTGCGTTTCTTTCTCGGTCACCGTCAAGCGATTGTTGATCTCAGCGAGATGCGGCGAGCCGCGCACTTCGAGCGTGGTCACGCGCGCCTCTAGCTCGACCATGTAGGCTGTAATGCTCAAGACCGCAGCTCCGATGGCAACGCCCTGCGCCACCAGGAAGTAGACCAGCGCCTGGTTATCTGCGAACCACGACCTGACCGAGGTCATCATGGGTACATCGCCTCGAGCGTATGCACGACCCAGATCCCGGCCACGAGGATCAGCGCGAAGCCGATGGCGATGATCCAGCCGCGCATCAGTATCTCCCGTAGACGGGATGCGGCAGCCCCGGACCCATACCCAATACACCAGCAAGCCAGACCACGATCGCGATGAGGCACAGCAGACCGACGATGACGCGGCCCCACTTCTCGATATTTGCGTCAATCGACCAGCCCATGAAGCTGACGATCAACCACCGAATCGCGAACGCCACGAAGATGACGATGGCTATATATAACAGCAGATACAGGAACGAAATGAGTATCGACATTGTTCGGCTCCTGATCCTTACAGGCTCGTTGAGTAGTTGATATTCAGCGTATCCCCGTTCACCACCGCCTTGTCGCCGGTCGAGAATGTGCCGGCCGACCACAGCGTGCCGTTGGCGTCGTCCTTGGTGGCGACCGCGCCGGTGCCGAAGCACAGGAACGCCCCCTTGACGGTCCCGGTGCTGGTGATGGCGAACGACAGCGCCGCCGACAGCGCCTTCGATCCCGCCGTCGCTGCGGACCAAACTGCGGTCTTGCGGTTGCCGGAATAGGCTGGTGCATTGGTGCCGCCGGCCTCGAGCCATCCCGAATGCGAAGCCATCGTGTCGGTTGCGGCGACCGCGGTATAGGAGGTCGACGAGATCAGGCCCATGAATGGCCCGGTCACCGTGTACGCTGTCCCGGCGAGGAACGAATCCAGCGCCAGGTTCTTGCCAACGGTGGCCACCACGTTGTCGATCACTTCGCGCCATTTAAGCTTGCCGGCGGCCCCGCGGCATTCGATCTCATAGCGGCCGTGCGCGTCGGCGTGCTCGCCGAGGCCGCTGCCGCGGATGACAGACGCGTCACTGGATTCGCGCGCCTCGGCGCGTTCCTCGGTCATAGGCTTTTCTCCGTTATGTCAAGATGATCTTCGGGTCTATGTAATAGGTCGTCGACGGCTTCGCGGCGCGCACCCGCGCGTGCAGGTAGCCGGCCATGCCGGGCTGCGGTGAGGACAGCGTGGCGGTGAGCTTGAAGGGGGACCAACCTGCGCCCGAGCCGCCGCCGTTCCAGGTCGAGCCATCCGACGCGATCGCAGCGTTCGCCGTCAGCAGATTGGCCTTGGTCGTGGTGACGATCGTCCCCAGCGGACTTCCAGACGACCCCAAATACTCGACCTCCAGCCAGATGTCGTCGTTGTTGGGCAGTGCCCCCGCGTTGACCGTCCCGCACACCGTCACCGTGACGTTGGCACCGGTCGTCGGGTTCCAAATCGCATAGGGCTCGGCCTTGAACGGCCGCAGCCACTGCGAGTTGGCGGTGGTGACGATCTTGCGCGATTGCGCTTGCCCTGTCGGATCGCTTGCGCCGCCGACGCGCGTGATCGCGGTCTCGGTCGTCTCGGCGCCCTCATATTGATAGCGGGCGGACTTGTAACCGGTTGCTCCGCTGTCGGAACGGACCATCTGAATGACCTGCGCCAGGGCCGCGGGAGCGGGCGCCGACATCGAAGCGTTCAGCTTGCAATCCTTGACTACGAAATTGCTCTGCTCAGAGGACTGCGCATTGCCGACAAGACCACCAGTGAGCTGGCTCAGATCGAGCGCCTCCAATGTCATAATTCCAAAACGACTAGTGCTGGACCAATTGAAAAGATTTGTCGGCACCGACGATCCGCTCGCCAATATTTGCCCACTATTCTGCCAAGTAAAATTGACGACTCCAACGTCGATGAATTGCTGGACGGCTCCAAAGCTCACCGTGCAATTGTTCCATGTCATGGCACCGGCAGCATTGGCGACATTCAATTGAACCGCTTGTGCGCTTGCAAGAGTGGTCGCAATCTTAAAGCCGCAATTATCAAAATAATAAAACGCACCGGCTGGCGTCAAAAGAATCTGCGCAGCACCGGATGAGCCCACCCCCGCCTGAAACGTAATGCCGTAAATATAAATGCCACCTGTGTTCGGATTAAAAGTTAGGTTAAGTGCCGCGGTAGTCGAGATTGTCGCACCGGTCGCGACAGACGTAGGCGGGTAGCTGCCGGAATGGTTATGGCAGATTATCCGGCTCATGGTCGCAGTAGTAAGCGCAGGCGTGATCGTGATTGCCGTTGCCTGCGACTCGGCGTGGTTGTCGCCAATGTAGATCGTGTTACCAGCAACCCACCAAGTCGCGGTGCAAGCGTTCTGCACCCGCGCGTGCGGGGCTTGTCCGCCGGTGAAGTTGCCCACCACGCCCAAGCATGTCCACGTTACAGTGCTGTCAGCCTGTGTCGTACCCGCAGTGTTGTTCGCCCAAGCCGGCTCGGATGCGCCTACGCTTCCCGCCGTGCTGCATATCCAGTAGCTCGCGCCGTTGTTGCGCTGGATGATTGCGCCGAGCGTGACGGCTGTGTTAATCGCCCTTGCTTGCGACCATGTCGGTGTGTTGGTCAGATCGCCGTTGACCGCAGACGCGCCCGTGCATTCCTGCCAAGTGACCGTGTTGTCCGTCGTCTTCGCCCCACGGGTTAAAACCCAGGTCGGCTCGGTCGTAGCATTGGTGGTGCCAGCGACGATACAAACAAACACGCGCTCGCTGCCGACTGCAGGAGCCGTATTCTGCCGACGAAGGGCGCCGGCCGCGATCGTCGCGCCTGTCGCCCATTTCGTGACCGCATAGTACCCAGTGGTCGATTGATCACCGGCGTTGCAGTACCAGGCGAGATCGTAATAGGCCATCTATCAACCTTCGATAAAGATCACGGTCGGCTGCGGGGTCGCAGGCATGATCGGCCCATCGAGCGCGAGCGCACCTTCAAAGCGCACGCCAGCAATTACAGAAGCATCGGGTGCATCGGCCGCGGTCGCCGCCTCCACCACCGCCGCGCTTATGCCCATGAGCGCGGCATCTTGCACGGAATTAGCGACAATCGTTTCCGCCACCGCGGCGATCATTTGTCGGCCAGCTAAAGCCGAGTCAATCGCGCTCGCCGCCTCGACGATCCCAACCGCGTAGAGCAGCCCCGTATTGACTGTGGCGGCAGCGCTCGCCGCCTCGACCATGATCTGGCCGAGAAATGCATCGACGTGCTCGCCCACCGAGGCCGGGTCGTCGACCAGTGTGGCGAAAACGACGTTCCCGGTGCCCGGTGCGTCCAGCGCCGCGGCGGCCTCGGCGACATCGGCCAGGATTGCGGCCCGCCGTCGCAACTGGCTGACGTTACAGACGAGCATTCTAATTCACATCGGCGGAAATCAGGGGTGGCGGGTCGCCAAACGGGATGCCGTTGCCCCCGTCGGGGTCGGAAGAGTCCGTTACGGGTACATTCCATTCAGACGGATTTGCGAACTCGGAATAAACATCGCCTGTTCCGTCCACATCTAACCGATATGCAAGCAAGTAATAACCGGAATAGGTTACCGCGATATCGCCAAGGTATCCGGCGTGCGAAGAAACAAGCGGATAACATTGCACCATGCCATTAGGAGGAGGTGGTGGAGGCTCGGCGGCTCTATGCTCGCCAAATCGCATCTTCCATGTCATGGTGACTTCCGTAGCCATGACGCCGGTTTCGATACCCCAAAGCAATCCCGGTGGTGCTATCTCGGAGGTCAAATCAGCGTTCAATGCATTCACGATAAAAAGTGGCGCTATTAGTTTTGTGCCGGCGGTGGCGCGAGCCAAGCCGCCAGCCGGATCTGTATCCAAAGCAGCAAACACGAACACACCCAACTGCGCACCATTGAAATCCAGGCCTTCCGGCGGTGCTGGCGCTATCGACTCCAGAAATTCACCGACATTCGCCGATACCGAGTAGGCGGAATTCTTCAACGGCGCTGGGTCCGTGCTGTATGTAGGGGTCGTCCAACTACTTAAAAACGTCGCTTTGGCATCCGAACCCGGCAATTTCAGATCAAAATCCAATTGAGGATCAAAAGGCGAAATCTCCATGAATACGACAATCACGTCGCCGGCGCCCCATTGCACATTGAAGATATTTGTCAGCACATCCTGGGAGTAGGGCATTAGATGTCCGTGCGCAGGAATGGCAGCGTCACAGACAGGCCGCTAGCTCCCGCGTTGTTGGAAGCCGTCACCCGCAGCGCATAACTGTCGCCTTCGGCAAGGTCCACGGTAGCCGGGATATTGAAGGTTCCGCCTTGACCGCCGCCGGCATCGAGCGTGCCGCCAGCCGCAAACGTGATGGTGCCGATCTCGGCCCGGTTCTTCTGGATCGAGATAATGATGTCGGTGCCGGCGCCGATGCCGACATCCAGATAGGCGTAGGCATGTGCATCACCGCTCACCAGCTGCATGGTCCGGCCGGCAACGGCCTGGAACAGCGCCTCGCCCGCGGTGCGCTGAACGCTTCCAGGCACGAAGATCGCCGCGTCGTAATTCACATCGTAGAGCGGCATCCAGAACGAATAGAGCGGATGCCCGCTGCCGTCGGTCGCATTTGGATCGAAAGCCGCCGGCAATGGCGGCGTCGTGTGATTGATGAGCACCTGGTACATGCCGAGGGCACGAACCGAGACCATGTGGCTAACCGTATAAGGCGTGCCGTTGGTCCACTGCCCCATATATGTGACGACGGCGACCGGTAGCGGAATGACTTGCGACGTTCCATCGGTGAAGTGGAACGTCATGCTGTTGGGTGTATAGGTGACGGAATCGATGCGCTTGCCTTCGGCGAGCGCCGAATTCAAGCCGACGATGCGCTGGTCGACATCGTAAAAGTTGCCGTCGACCTGGGCCGCGCTGTTCGGCGTGCCGGTGCCGGCACCCCAGGCGCCGCTGGTTACGAAGACGATCGTCATCGGGTCAGGTTTGTTGCCGTCGTCTCGACATTGTCGGCACCCGGCGGTTGATGGTAAATCACCTTTATCGCGCCTTGGTCGTCTCCACCATCAAACCTGACTTTGGTCAAGCGTTCGAGCTCGACGAAGTTGTCCCTATTGATGGTGCCATCGTCTTTCTTCTGATAGACCTTTTGTTTGTCGTACTGCCGTCTGGTTTCCTGCTGCGCGCCTCTGTGTGAAACGCTGACACTCCAACTGCGCGGAAGATCGAGTAGCTTGCCACCCAATCCATTGAGAACAGCGATGCCCGAATCGGGATTAGCCTCCGGCACCAGCGCTCTCGCAGCGGATGGCCGAATGTTGGGAAACACGACTGGCCGGACGATAACCTCGAAGCCATTCATTATATCACCTCCAGGTTATAGCCGGTCGGAATATACAGATCGGTGACTTGCACTTGGTAGTTGCTTGAAAACTGCCGCGACATGCTTTTGAGCTTGAAGGTCGCGCGGGTTTCGCAATCTTTCATTGCGTTATTGACGGCCGTGGACCGCGCGACAGGAATCGTCTTCATCTGTTCAAGGTCTGCGCCGCTGATCGGTACCGAGCCAAATTCTCCGGCGCGAAGCAAAATAGGCGCCTGCACCGAGGCCGGATTGTCGACGATGAGCCCGTTCTGGATTACATCCTGCGCCCTGAGAGTGGAGAGGAACTCGATTCCGTCGTCGTTCGGATTTGCATTCGGCGGCTGATAGCCAACCGAGGAATCGAAAAGGACCGTTCGGCCGACGAACTGCTGATACTCGGTACCGGTATAGTCGACGCTGCAATAAGTCGGCGTGCCGCCGAACGCGATGGCCGAGCCGCCATGACCGATCGCGCAGCCGATGCGAACCTCGCATTTGATCCGACCGTCCGAACCGTCCAATGCCAGCGAATATCCGATGATCTTGCCGAGCGCCTCGCCGACACGCGATTCGACCAGAAAGGCGTTCTTGCGCAGCGTGATTTCCGGCATGCGCGACAGTCTAGGGACAAAAGCGATTTCCACGACCCGCGCTCGTTGCAACAGATGCGCCCGGGCCAACGCGATAAGATGCTCGACGCTTTGATTGCCGCGCGCGGTCGCGATATAAGACCGGCGCCGTGGATCGCCGATCGGCACACCGGTATCAGTCATTTCGCTCAGGTTTACCGATTTGATGTCATTGATCAGCAGCGCCTCGCCATCATCTGGATCGGTCAAGACGTGCTGCACATCGGCATAGAGCGAGAGCGACACGATCTCGGTGCATTGCCGGTTCGCCGTGTATGCTGCCGAGAGCGTGACTGTGGTGTAGTTCAACGGCAAAAAGGCAGCTGTGGCCGAATAGCTGCGGCTGTTCGAGTTTTTCTGGACGTTGATAGTATCGTTGGTCACCAGTTCGGGAAAACCCAACCCGATCGGCGCATCCACATAGCTTGTCGTTTCGCTAAACACAGTGGTATGGCTCGAAGGGCCGAACCAGGAAGTATCGGGGAACGTCACCGTCAAGTTGCTGCCCACGGTAACGCTTTTCACCTCGGTGCTATACGGCGTGCTGGCGGTTGCGTCGGCGACGACCCAACCATCGCCTATGCTGGCCCCCGCCTTCGGCCAGTTATCGGCCGTCAAGGTGTATGACGTGATATAGCGTTTATACCGGTCCGGCCAATTGTCGATCAGGTAGTTGGTCAGATCGACGCCTCCTTGCGCCGATTGTGTCCAGGTGTATTCGGCGCTGACATCGACGCGTGCCAGCGGCCCGCTGGTGAGCGTTAGGCCAAGGCCGTCATAGAGCACCTCGCCATCGAACTCGACGAGTCCGTCTTCGCCGATGATCTCGTCCGACACGGTCAGGACGTGGGTCTCTCGATCGTAATGCCAAAGCTTGCTGTAACCCTCGAGCACGACTTCGGGATCGGTGCGCCGCGTCGGATCGATCACCACCTCGTCGTAATACGGCAGCACGCGCAATGAATCTGCGAGCGCTGTCTTTTGGGCCACCAGATCGATCGGCCGCGCGACGAATTCAAGCGTCACCAGCTCTTCGAATATACTGGTCGGAACACCGACGAGCCGACCGCGGAATCTGATCAGGTCAGGCCCGCAGTCGAGCGCGAACCAAGCCCATATCCTGCGCCCAGGACCGAGCAATCCGATCGCAGCGCCGGCGTCGTTGCGCGGCCGACGCACGACGATGGTCAGGCTCGCCGGATCGCCCTCGGCCTGCCTCAAGTCGAACGAAAATATATCTTCGTCCCAGCGCAGATGTTCGGGGCCGAACACCGTCTCGCCGGGATCTATCCAGGCAAAATAGGGCGTTCCCGCCGACATCAGGCTCGTTGCTCCGCTTCGAGCTGCCACGCCACTTCAGCCGCCCACTCATCGCGCGACGTATTCCAGGACGTTACCTTGGCAAGAATGGTCAGCACATCGCCGGTCATATTGGCGGCGCCGAGACCGGGAATGCAGGTGATGGTGATGTCCATCCCAGGCCAGACGCCGGTGAGCTCCGGCACCTCGTGATCCGTACAGGTGATCGTTACCTTGTATTGCCGGAATTGTGCGACCGAGATGTCCACCAGGGCGCCGCGGCAATCGCGCGCCAAGTTTTTTGCCTGGTCGATCGGCGCCAGCGTCATGGTGATGCCGCGCACCGCGTATTGGCTGAAATCGATGCCGTCGATCGCCAGCAAGGTATAAGCGGGCATTAGGAAAACCGGCTCGGCTTGCGCCCGCCCGAGCGCACCTGCGCCATGGCCGCGGCTCTGTGCAATTCATCGACCACGCCGGACGAGGCGCGCAGGCCGGCGATCTCGGGTAGGCCCGGAAATGCGATGGTGACGTTGTTCATGCCGCCGCCGGCAAATGACGGCAGGCCGAGCGGCCCGCGCACCATGCCGCCGAGCGCAAAATGGCCCATGCCGAGCCGCAGTGCTTCGAGGAACGCCAGCACGCCCGGCTGCGCCACTGCCCGCGCCGGCACGATATACTCGCCGCGCGAGACCCAGGCGAGATTTGAGTCCGAGGTGCCGCTGCCGCGCCCGCCGAGTAGCCCACCACCCGCAAAGCCGCCACCGCCACCGCCACCGCTGCCGCTGCTCGGTGACGAGCCGCCGCCGAAGCCCCATTTATTTGCCATATTAGCAAGCCCCTCGCTTATAGAGGCCTGTACTGATCTTACAAAAGCCCTCCCGAGAGCTTCCCCTAGCGAAGTCCCTATTGAGATTATGATCGGCCCTAAAATGTTGCCGATCGCGTCGAAAGCCGGGCCGAGCCGTTGGCCGAGATTGCCGATTGCTTGGTCGAGCGGCAGGTTCTGGAAATCAGAAACAATCTGCTGCATCACCTGGGTAAAAATGCCCAACATCTGGCCGAAGGCCGGCGCTGCCAACGCGCCTATCTTTTGAAAGAATGCGGACAACAGGCCAGAAAACTGATTCCACTGCTGCGACATTTGCTGCAGTGCCGCCTGGTTGCTGCTCGTAAGCGTCAAGCCAAGTTGTTCGGCCTGCGTCTGCAATTGACCGAGCGCCCGGCTGCCTTGGCTCAATGTCGCTATCGTTTCTGGCGATAGACCGAGCGCCTTGCCGAGCTGTACTCGCTCCAGTTCGCTATCGAGATTTTTGAAGATGTCGGCAAGCCTTGACCATTGATCCG